TTCTACGTCTATGTTGATAGGTTATCTTCTTTTTACCAGTTTTTTCACGTTTAAACCTCTCTTTCTCACTTTTCGTCATCTCTCCTATAGTCTTAGGTGTCTTACTTGATACACGTTTGCTGGGTCGACAGGCAGGATAATCTCTCTTCTCTCCTTTAGAACGACCACAAGGTTTACCCGTCTTTATATCAACCCAATTTTCCTTGAACCAACGGTCTAAACCACCTTTGGCTCTTGGATTAGGACTACTTTTTCTTCTTTGTGGCACTTTTCTTTCTTGTGGTAGGTTTTCTATTCGTAGTAGATTTCTTTTTTGCAGTTGGTTTCTTCTTTAATACTTTATACTTTCCACCACGTTTTTTGTATTCTTGAACAAGCCAAGCATTAGCATAAGCTGATGGGTAAACAGGAAACTTACGCATAGCTGCTCTTTTTACTCTTTCATAGAGTTCTTCATCTACAGGAACATTCACCACGTTTTTTACCTCCTTTTTTCTTTTTTTTCTTTTTCTTTTTTGTTGTTGACATTCCGTAATGGTAAGGCATAAGCAAAAAGAGTAACTTAGTATATTCTAAACGCAGTCTGCCCTAATGTCTCTGGTTTTGCTAAGTTAAATTGTTGCAGACATAAATATCCAAAAGCATCAAATGCATGATCCACACCCAGATTCTTATTAGGTAAACCAGTATTAGGTGCATAAGTTAACGTCCTGAGTGCTTTTATTAATTCTTTACAACGAGGATGTATAAGCGTCCTCCTGTCGCCATTAGCGTCAAACAGGGCAGTATTGACAGCAGTGATCTTATCTCTGATCTTCCAGGGGCTTCTAGGGGTCATAACAGTGAATCCGCTACGTCTAAGTATCGTATGATCTGTTACACCAACACCAGAAGTCTTTCTTGCACTTCCAGTAGGATCTGGACAAGCAATAATTCTACGATCAACTCCATATCTTCTTGTAACCTCTTCTGCAAAATCCCATGTGGTAGCACCTCCTGTAAGCATGATCTCATCAAAAACATAAAGCGTATCATTATGCTTCACCGCACAAATCCCTGCCATAGGGTCAACGTTAAAATCCAGACCAATTAACAAAGGAAGCATTGATAAATCTTTTGATTCCTTATCAATATTCTCATCAGCAAAGCTAACCGCCACCAATCCAGTAAGATTTTCAAAACTAGCCTCAAATTCCTGTCTAAATGTTCTCGCATCTAATTGCGACCTAGCTGCCTCAACCTCCTCTTTCGCTACATTACCCCCCTCCACTGTAGTAAAACTCCATCTTCCCCAATCATCCCATTCCCTCTCACCACAAAAACACCACATATCATAAAACCAACTGGCAGTTCCATCAGGTGTAGAAATAAACAAAGCCCAACCCTGTTTATCAGCCAACGCAGGTCTTATAACCTCCGCCCATACATCTCTATCCATAAATGCCGCCTCATCCAATACAACACCAGCAAGACTCCTACCCCTCAATGCCATAGCATTTTCAGTTCCCTTCAATTCAATACTCGAACCATTAATCAAATCAAGTCTCAAATCTGTCTCATTCTTACTCTTAACCCACGTTCTTGGTGTCAATCTCTTCAATTCCTTCCATGCAATATCCTTTGCCATCCGATAAGTAGGCGCACAATAGAAATAAACCTCATTCGGTCTATTAATAGCTCCTCTTAACAGTTCAATACAACTTAAATAACTCTTTCCAAACCTTCTTCCAGCAACAAGCACCCTAAATCTCTTATCACTATTAAAAACCTCTCCCTGAGCATATCTCAAACTTATCTCATTCTTCTTTTCACCACTGACAACCATAAATTTAACAAAAAATACAACTCATACCCCCTATTTATAGCCTATTTACATACTTTTAAGTTATCATTCACT